AATCAGAAAGGCGGCCCGTGTCCTGGCCGACTATGAGTTAATCACTAGCAAGCGATACGATGCAATCCTTCGGACCGCACAACGGTGATCACATGGGAAACCCTGAGCCATTCTTTGCCTTAGGCGAATTACCCGCCGGTTCTGATGCGGCTAACGGCTTCTTTTTCTTTGGAGTCCCCGAGGGTCGCTTATTGACCATGACCGCCTGCTGTTATTGGGGTGGTGATAGCGGCGAGAATTACCAACTCATCATTGTCCCTGCTTCTCAATCTGTGCATGATGTGGATATTGATGGGGCGGTTGGAATGTTCGTATATGGATCGCCCGCGAAGGGCGGTTCAACCGCCTCATATCAAGCGATCTGGAACCCGGTTCTTGATGGAGGGCCGGCCACAATCCCCGGCCCATGCTCTGTCGTGATTGCTTCAACCAATGCCTCCAACGCGGCCGCTTTTTATTCGGGCGTGTATGGTGTTATGAGTGATTTGTGATGTGTCCTAAGGCACTTCCCACGCAAGTAATAGTCCATAGGATAGAATTTCAAGAGTCTGAGCGCGAAATTATCCGCGACTTGGCTATGGCTTACCAAATCAACAAAGTCTCTGAGCCCTTGGTAGCTCTCATCAACGATAATACCACTATGCTGTTGATCCTGGCCGCAGCGGGTGCATACTTGGGCTTCACATACATTCCTCCCGCCCTGGACGAGGGAATCAATCTCTTAGCCGATTTCAAAGAGCAGTTAGACTCTGCCATTGAGCAAGGCACGACATGGGCGCAGCGTCAAGAGAGGCGGTATGAAGAGGGAAAGGAAGACCTAGCAAGAGCCAGGGACTTCGCCGTCTTCTTTGCACCTGGTCCACTCGGCCCGGCATATCGGACGATCGATTGGCTCGAGCGGAAGACAGGAATTGATATGTTCGATTTCGGAGCGGGCTACGAGCCCTGATTTCCGCTTCGCGGCGGTGTTCTGCAAAACACCGTTTCAGTTGCCCGTTTCCCTGGGGCGAGTGACTTCGGATTCTGGAAGCAGCTGTCTTCCGGTTTTCGGAATGTTTGCGTCCCTCTTTAGCCCCACAGTTTAGGGTCATTTCCGGCTTTCTTGGCCCTTAGAAACGCCATAAGCCGCTTCATTCTCGACTTATGTTGTCTTTTGCTCACACTCTTCGGTTTCGCGTTGCCTTCAATATCCATATTCTCAAAGTCAATGCCTGGATCGTTCACCAATTCGGCCCGGTGTTGAATCCACTCCTCGGGCGCGTTGAAGGGCTCCAGGAAGGGCCAAGCCTTCAGGAGCCTGTCTCTGTCCGTATGGAAGGAGTCAAATTCGATCATGTGTCTGAATTCTCGCCAATCTGCCATGAGCGGCGTTCCGAGGGGCCAATGCTTCAAACATATTCTCGTAGGTGCCGGGACGCAGTGATTTCCTACGAGAGGATGCTCGAGCCTTTCAACCGGGCATTCTGGCGAGCGTTTGATAGCTTCCCATTGAAGCAAGCATTGACGAACAAACTTTGAGAAGTTGGGAACTCGCTTAGCTATGGCAGCGGTTTTGGGATCTAGGGATATGCTCTTGATAATCGAACTCATTCAAACTCCTCCAGCCGAAGTTGGAGGCGTTGGGGTTCGTCCAGAATCCTGACGGCACGCCTAAAAACCTCAATGTCGCCCGAAGTCCTCTCAAAGACTACCCATACCATAGGGAAGCCTAACTGCCATTCTTTCGGGTTGTCGAAATACCATAGTCCTGTCACGACGAAGCCCCAGGACTCGCACAGTTTGAGTCGGCTCATGTTGAGAGCGTAGGAGGGGAGGATGTAGGCAAATCCTTGTTTTGATATTCGGCATGAATGCTCGAGTATTTTGGTCAGTTTGCTAAATGGAGGATTTGAAATTAACCAATCGAACTCCCTGGTCTCCTTGAAGAAGTCACGGCCCCTGTGGATTTCGCACCAATCAACCTCGATATGATCGAACTTTTCAAGATGATTCTGAAACGCCCCTGCGCCCGCGAACGGGTCGAGGGCGGTAGTGGCGGGGAGGAGGTCGAGAAGGCCGACCAGACGCCCCGCAAGGCGCGAGGGAGTATAGAACTCGTCGCCCTCATGCTTCGCGGTTTCGTCCCGAGCCTGAATTCCCTGTAGGGACTTGCTCAATTTACTCATCACTTTCACCTTCACTTGTAGGCACTTCAGATAATTTATGTGAAACACCGAGGCGCGTAATGAAGCATTGTTGATCCTGAATAGCTGATACGGCTACGAAATCGGGGCAATCGAAAATAATTTTACAGAATGTGCAACGAAGTTTCAATCGCCCAACTCCCATTGTTCTAATTCTTTATCATATTCCTCTCGGATTTCCTCGATTCCGAACGCCCTCAGCGAAATTGAAGACCTCGCCGAAGCGGAGTCGGGATATTTGGAACTAAGCCAATTCGGGAAGTTTGGAAAGGTGTCTTCCTTCATCTATATCGCCTCATATTGCTCCAACTTCGGCCTGACGGCAGATGGCCTTTTCTGTTGAGATTGAAATCCCAATGCGGATTATTAGAGAACCGTTTCAATACGGCGGTGACGGCTCGATCCATTCGATGCGCTTCAGCGACGGTCATATCCGAGTCATAGGAATCATACTCGGCATACTCAGATATTCCTAATATCTTCTTTTCAATTTCATGCATTAAAGGGCTATTTCCTGTTTCCCCGATCCGGCCCATATAGTCCTTGAGAAAACGCTTCAACATTACTTCGATTACGTCATCACGCATTTCTTTTTCATTCATAGTATCCGGACCTCCCGACGAGAAGACAAGGTATTAGTCTAGAATGCGGTCCTTCTGTCCAGGTGATCATCGCATCTATTTCATCGGGGTGCGACACCTGGCACTTCCTCTGTTTGGAGACATGGCCGAGCATGGCCATCATGGCCATAGGTCGGCTGTTGCATTCGTAGGTAAGGCCGCAGTTGGCGCAGGTAGCGTGGTAAGCCATAGATGGCCGAGGGGACGCCCCCCTTTAATAATTATGTAAAATAGTCGTATTTTATTGATTTATTAGCACTACTACTACTACTACACCTATTCTAACTACCTACTACTACTACTAAAACAATGTTTTAGGGCCGGGTTGGGTTCGGTCAGGGTATGGATTGGGAACTAGTATTGAATATTCTTGTTTTAGTGGGTATTTTAGCGGTTTTGAGAGGTTTGATTGAAATTCGTCGGGCTCTCGAGGATTCGATGGAAGAATTGGATCATAAGTTAGCCGCTTCGCTTCAAAATCTCGTCCAGGAGGGGCTCGGAGGGTTTGAACCGCCTAATCCTATTCAGGCTGCGATTGCTCAAATGCTAGTGAACCGGGTTCCGCCGGGATCTGCCGTAGCTGCCGAAGTGGTACGTTCTGAGGCGGGGAAATTCTCTAAGATTGACTGAATGTTTATTACCGAGGTTTAGCGGAGGGATAAGTTATGGTTAAGCGTAGGAAGACACGGAGGAAGAAGACTTTCAGTATCCTAAACGGTCTGGAGGCACTCGCCTACGGCCAAATTCTGTCCGTTGGGATCACCGGCGGCGGAATTTGGGATTTCGTGACCGGGGATACTAACCTAGGTATGACTTCGGTTTCTGATGTAGGTCTAGGAATATCCACAATGGAGCTAACCGGGCAGGGTCAAATATCCCTCGGTGATTTCATGTCGCAACCGACTCTAGCGATAGACACCATGACCTCTAACTTTACTTCAAACATCATCCCAATGGCGATTGCCGGATTTTCAACCTCGGTCGCCTTCCGCGTCGGACGCCGACTTTTGAGAAAACCATTGAGTATGATCACAAGAGATCTGGTTAAGCCTGTCCTCGGTTCCGGGGTGAGAATGTAAAATGGCTAACGTCAATTGCTACGGCTCCGTAGTTTCTTCTCGACAATCAATCGTCCCTCTTCATAATTCGGCCACGACCGAGGGAACTCAAGACCAGGTGGACACTGACGGCGATTTTACGGGCGCGAGCCAAGTTTTCGGAACCTTCGCTAACCAGCAATATCCTGGATTCGTGGCCAGCCGCGCCGGTCTGCAGTGCGAGAATGATTTCATCTGGGCCTACGTTCAATCGGCCGGTAAAATAAAACTCGCACTTCCCACCGGCGGCGGTGCAGGGACTTCCGGCGGTAATTGCGACCTTCCCGCACCTCTTCCATATCCAAAGCAGATTGCCAGCGGTGATTCGATCCAGGTTCTCGTCAATGCAGCAGCCACTCGAACGGCGGCTGTGAGTGTCGCTTGCAGCTCTGGAGAATACCATGTCTTCCAAGTCACAGTATCTGGGGCCGGAGAACAAGAATTTACTAGCGTCCTGGATAATCAGAGTTTAGGATTGACTCTGCAAGGGAGAACTATTACGCATATTATGGCGAACGCCGGAGCCAACGACGCAGAGTTAGAATCCCCGGTTTACGTTCTAGACGGATCGGGAATTCCAATAGGGAGTATAGGATTCACGGCGAGCGCAGGAGATTGCGCCCAGACCTTTAGCCCCGTCCGAATCCCGGTAGCCCTGAATTCAAGAATGGTCTTCAGGACGGATGCTTAGTGGCTAAGGCGAGCAGAACCGCTAAGGCCCGAGTCAAGAGGGCTACAGTCGGCGAGAAAGCCCAAATCAGAAAGGCGGCCCGTGTCCTGGCCGACTATGAGTTAATCACTAGCAAGCGATACGATGCAATCCTTCGGACCGCACAACGGTGATCACATGGGAAACCCTGAGCCATTCTTTGCCTTAGGCGAATTACCCGCCGGTTCTG